CCATACTGAGTTCTTTTTACCGCTTCTGGATGTGCAACTCCTTGATACTGCCTACTTTCTTCTAAAAACCAATTCTTGTCATCTCCAGATATATTTATTATATCAACGCTATAATTTTTAAAAGCAAGAAGTCTATCAGCGTAAGCATCTATAGCAACATATATATCAGCATCTCCTTTGGCCGTTTCAATAGAGTTTTCAGAAGGAAAAGTATCATAACGGTTTGGCATTGAATACATTATTCTATCTGGATAATTTTTTAAAACAGAATCAGATTTGGAAGTTCCAGTACCTTCATCTTTCATTGTAACATTGCAAATAAATACCCTATCATTTGAAGTAGCGGAATCCCTCCAATGTTCTCCTTGGTCACCAAGAGCATTGCTAAATATACTTGAAGAATAACCATTTAAAACTTCATACGTTATAAATCCTAATTCTGTTACTTCAAAATTTGCAGAAGCTGTTGCTGTAGGGCAATTATAGGTAGAGCTACCGGCATCATGCCAAGCAGTAAAGTCATCAGATAGTCTAGTCCTACACCCCTTCGTAAGGTCAATATCAATAAGCATAACATATTCAGAATCGTCACCCTGCTTTCTTATGTATATCCTACCACCTGATATTCTAGGGTCATATGGCCCTTTAGCACCTATGTTTATAGACAGGGCTGTAAGTTCATTTCGACCAGCTACGCTATGAGTATTGGCGTAAGCAGTTGGTAGAGACTCTTGGTTGCCATCATATATAAAGGTAGATGCAAGCTCGTAAACCCCTTCTTCTATTAAACCCGATAAATCAGTCCTAGTTTCTACAGCTATCTCAAAGCCGGTTCCAGCACTGGCAGGATAGCTTGAAACCGCACCAGAAGTGCTTGTAGTAGATGCTAAATCATCTTCTGTAGGTTTTGCAAGGTCATTATCTTTTGCGAAGTAATTCATATAAGAAACAACAGAGCCAGTGCTAGTTAAAGTTCCATCAAAGTGCCTTCTCTGAATCCACCCATACCACTGTATCTTAGAACTATTTTTATCTGCTGTATCACAACACCGAATAGATTCTTCTGCTTTATAATACTTTACCTTTGAAGGGACTCCAGCAACACTTGTTGAATTTAATGTAATTACATTATGTGTGTAGCTATTAGCATCAACAGAAAATACATCTATATTATGGTCATCAGAGTTAGCTACTAAAATAACTTGGTCACCTAAAGTAAAGGCAACAATAGTTAAATTAAAATGACCATTTGCGGCACCATCAGACTTAATAACCAAACCCCTATCAAGTATTAATTCCTTACCGCTATTTGCAGTATTAACAATCGTGTAGATTCCCTGTGCACTTGCCTTTATCATACCATCAGAAAAACTCTTGCCAACATCATCAGTGTTGCCACTAAGACTTACGGTGTCTCCAATATTAAAAGTAGCTCCTAGGTCTTGCACTACCCCATTTGACAAGTATTTTAATCTATTATTTACAGCACTTAAACTTCTGTCAGTGCCATCCTCTTGATAAACATAAAATCCATCCTCACTGCCTCCGGTGTTATCATTTGTACCTGTAAAAGAAACTGTAGCAGAATCTCTAGAGTAGTCTGTCTCAAAAAAACCTAATCCATATCCCGGCTGTACCGTTGCAACCTCATCGGCTTGATACGCTGAAATCTTATTGCCAGTTTGTGCCAATGAATATGCTGGCTGTATACCACCATAAACATTAAACATTACATTCTGAGCCTCTTGGACTTCATTGTCTTGTATATCGGCACCGTCTTTAAGTTTGTTTAAACCACCGCTAAAGTCGTTTAGCCTGTAAAGCTGTTTAGGCATTACTTAGAGCCAAACACCTTAGAGAAAAAACCTTTCTTCTTCTTTTTGCCTTTACCGGAGATTTTCTTACCCTTTTTCTTTTTCTTTTTAACATCGTCCATTGCGACTATTACAGCCTCTGACTGCATAGGGTCAGAGTTTACCGGAGTCCCAATTAGTATTAATGCAATTAATATTGACTTCATATCATTTATTTCCAACTACAAGTACTAATACTTTTTGAACAACATCAGCAATTTCTTTGAAGATTGGTTTTTCTTTATCGTCTTTGACAAAAGGAATATTAATCTTTTCATCTAACCATTCTGCCATTTTTTCTTCAACGTCATCACTTTTAATATATTCCAATAGCTCTTCTTGATATTGCTCTTTTGCTTCATCTGCTAACTTAGTTGCCATTTTAGTAGCAGAAGCAATTAACACTGCTTTATAACTCATTATACTAACCTCATTATTACGTTTATTATTATTGGTAAGCCAACCACAGCCACAGTGCCTAAGACTTGCATCTTAGCGATTGACCTTTCGTGATTCTCAACTTTACCATTTAACTTTTCTAGATGTTTCTCTACCCTATTTAAAACAGAGTAAATATTTTTAAGTCTTTCATCGTGTTTTACAAGCAGTGCATATATTTCACTATTTTCCATTATCTCCCACCATTAATTCTACCTGACATGTAACTTATCTTATCTGAAAGGTCATCAACTTCTTTCATAAGTGCTTCGTGCCTGCGTGAAGACGAACCTTGTTGATTCTCAGACTCTCTTTGAATCCTGTCTAACAACTTCAGTAAAATGCCTTCTACATTTGTAATAGTCTCTTCGCTTTTTGCTTGACTAACTGCTAAGTTGTCTAAACTTTCATTTTGTGCAGTCTGAGACTTAGTTAGGTTTACCAGCATGTAACCTAAAAATACAACACAAAATCCAGTTGCTCCAAGTGTGCTATAACTTTCTAATATTGTCTGTGTATCCATGCTATTTCCGCTTTTTCTTACCCCAAGATAAAGGATTGATGTTAAACTCTTTTTCGTAAAAAGAAATTTTGTCTGCCAATTCTTGTCTTTCTATTTCTTCTTCTGCAATATGTTTGCTAAGTAAGTTTTCAATTTGTTCATCCGCAGTTGCCACTTGATTTTCCAACGTCTTAATCCTACTTTCAATTTGCCAATAACCATAAACCAATGCGGCAACCAAAATAAAAATTTGCCCCAACCATTTAAGATTAATGCTAACAATGGCATTATCATCAAGAATGGCAGTGCGATAACTTCTAGCTGTATTTGGCTTTCCACTCATTTAACCACATCTTCAAATTGATGATGAATCCAACACCAATTTGATTGAGAGTATACAGTACCATGATAATAATGAATCACCGAATCAGCTCCCATTACTTCTATAAAGACTGTATTTGTAACCGTATCTTGTGGCGTTAGCTGTATTCCCCCCACGCTCCAACCCTGACCGCAACCCCCTATTAAAACTATAGCTAACATGAGCATCGTAGCTCGTATCAACAACTTTAAAGTCTCCATTTTTTAACCCTATAATCCTTTTATTCATTTTATTTTATTTTTAAACCAGTTTTTAATTTTTTGCCACATAGATAACTTTTTCATGCCTAACCTTCTTTTCATCCTATATGTCCTTCTTACCCTCTGTAGGCTATGCATACTGCTGTAGAATCTGTGTGATTAACAATGCCACTAAAATTACCATATAGTATTTCTCCGGGTATTAAGTTAACAAAAGAACTAATGTTGTCGCCTATATTAGATGTAACCTTTATCTTTAAAAATTCAGTTGTACCACTAGAGTCTTTACCTAATGCCTGTATAGCAACCCAAGAACCCGTGTCTGGATTAACAACAGTAGTATCGTGCTCACCTATAACGTCAAAACCATTTTGACCTATTAGTAGATTAGCGGCTTCTTTCTGTGTGTATTTATATAAACTCATATTATACCTTTATATGCTTAGATACTTCATTGTCTCCAGCCATCATAGGAATTATTCTAGAAAGCAACTCTGATTTAGTTTCAGAACTTGAATAGCTTATATTTCTTTTATCGTAAAAATCTTGTATCTCTGCCTTTGTATTATCCATTGTTGGATAGTCAATTTGACTTGTTGCTACACCATTAACAATATGATGTTCTCCAATTACAAACCTACCATGTCCATTACTATATTTCTTAGCACACTCTTCAACATAAAACTCTTCTGCCACTTTAAAACTATTTGTTTTTTTAAGTATCTCCCCATCTACGACCACAAAGTAGTCGTAAGATGAGGGATAAGTAAGAGTTTCAACAGTACCATCTGCATAGGTTCTAGTGCGAGTTGCACCCTTGGTATTGTTTCTATATATTCTAATATAGTAACCTTGACTAGACTTTCTTATAATCATTAGTCGTTTTCGTCTCCGGGGTCGTGAGGTGATGGGTCATTAGACTTAGCTAACGACTCTTCAAGCAATTTTACAAAAGCGTTTTTATTAACTGCTAACTGCTCTTGCATAAACATATTACTGTTTATCTTATCGTCTATATTTTTCAAATGTAAATACATCTGCTTTTGCTCATCGTTTAAGTCCTCATTGACATCATACTCGACATCATTAAGCATTAACTTTGGCGATTGATTTTCTTTTTTAGCCATTATTTAGCTCCTTGTTAGTTAATTAATTTTTTAATGGTTCTACTATTACCTTACCATTCTCATCAGTCCAATTCGTATCTAGCATATGCTGGTCTTGTCTTTCACCTATAACTAACCAAGATACAGTTGCAGTTGAATCTGTGTTTTGACAAGATATAGTAAGTATGTTTCCACTTACAGAACCTTTTACAGCATCCCAGTCGGATTCATTAGATGTGAAACATTGTATATCTGTGTTTAGCAATACAAATGTGCCTTCTGACATTCCTGAAACTGTATCTAGATTTATCTCAACAGAACCACTTGAAAGAGTTGCTTTACCTCTGTAAATATTATCTGCTTGTGGAGCTTCAACAAAACTATGAACTAAATGATGAGTATCTTTTTTAGACTCAAGTGGATGGTCTATTTTAAAACTACCTGAATTTTTTGATAATGCTCCTGACGATAATTGTAGCGTATTGACAGCAGTTCCATTATTATATGTATATATTCTTAAATCTGAATCTTCAGTTCCATCAGTTACATCAGTCATTCTACCAATCATCAATATTGCTTCTGTTGCATTTCCACCATCATCATCTGCATACATATAAATTCTACCAGCTTCATCGTTATCTGCTGGATTTGCTCTATCATTTTTTAAATTTAAAATACCACCACTTGCATCGTCTGCTGAATCAATTAAATTCATATGTCTTGCATGAACTGTAGCACCACTATCTTGAGCCATATAAACTGCTGTTACATCTGCATTACCAAGCGTTACTGAATTATGGTCTTGTCCAACTGTTTGATAGCCTATTGCTATGCAGTTACCAGCATCACTTGCATTTGCTCTAGCCTCTGCTCCAATTAAAGTATTTGCAACACCAGCAACTAAATCATTAGTTCCTTGAAATCCAGCCTTTCTACCTATTAGTGTATTACCATTACCGCTAGTAATAGAATTACCAGCATAACTTCCTACGGCAGTATTTTGACCGCTTCCATTACTACCAGCAACAAAGTTTTCTAAAGCTGATGCACCTATAGCTGTATTATCATTTCCATTACCAGTATCATCTTTCAAAGTTCTATATCCGACTGAAGTATTATAATCTCCAGAATCATGGGTCTGTTGAGATTCATGTCCAATAGCTATATTTTGAACGCCACCATTACAATCTCTTAACGCTGTATTCCCTATAGCTATTTGTTCATTTCCCGTAGTATTATTTTGTAATGCTTGTTCTCCAATAGCAATGTTCTGGTCTCCACCAGTTAAGTTTTCCATAGCTTGCCTACCAATAGCTTGATTTGAATATCCGCTAACGCTACCTGAACCCATAGTCTGATAGCCTATTGCTAAATTACTATCTCCAGCACCATTTAAGTATGCTTTATGACCTATAGCAACACATTTGTTTTGTGCTAAATTTTTACCAGCTTCAAATCCAATCATAACATTATCTGCATGAGTTGTCGCATTTTCACCAGCAGATTGACCTATATAAACATTTTCATGCCCTGTTGTGCTATCTTTACCAGCCATAGAACCGATAGCAACATTACTATCACCAGTTGTTGTAGAAAGTAAAGCCGCATATCCAATAGCTGTATTATTAGAGTGGCTGTTTCCTGATGCTCCAAGCATAGCTAAAGCACCAACAGCAGTATTATTTATGCCAGTAACGTTATAATAAGATGTATTAAGACCAACAGCAACATTATGCGAAAGATTTTGAGAGCCTGTATTTTGACTAAACAAAGCAGAACCACCAATAGCAACAGCACCTTGACCAAGTTCTTCGTCTTGTAAAGCTAAACAACCTAATGCCGTGTTATAATCTCCTGTACTAATTGCTAATCCAGCTTGGTATCCAAATAATGTATTTTCTAATGCTCCACTCGCTATAACATTTCCAGTCTGATGACCGAATATTGTATTTCTTACAGTACCACTAGAATCATTATTTCCAAGTGATATTCGAGAGTTTACATCTAATTTCATTTTTACATTTGTGCCACCAACTCTAAAAATTAAATTTCCAGCACTAGTACCAGTTTCACCTCTATCTGCACTTATGTAAAGGTCATCTGATGATGCAAAAATATGATGATAATTACTATCGTCTGAATCTGTAAATCTTAATACTGGTTCTGTCGATTGTAAATGCAGTAATTCTGATGGTGAGTCAGTTCCAATACCGACTTTTTGAGCTGTATCTATAACCATAGCAGTTGTGTAAGAACCACCTGAAACAAATGTTACTTTATTATTTCCACCATAAAGAGCTGAACCAGCAGATTGAACTTTACAAAACGCTTGAGTGTCATCATTTTGAACTTGTAAGCCAATGTCTGCATCTGCTGTTGTTTTTATATGAACAGCATCTTGCGGTGAGGTAGTGCCAATTCCAAAGCCAAAAGAACCAGCAGTATTAATATATGAATCACCTCCTGACCTTGCAGAGAATCTTATCTTTTCTGAACCACCACCATCACTAACTGCTATCTCTGCTCCATTTGATGCATTTAAATTTACTTGAAATTGATTATCTCCATTCGCATCTTCGACAATGAAAGCTGGAGATGAATCTGTTTTAACAGTTGTTACTCCACTAAAAATAGCACTTTGGTCAGAACCTATTATAAGTGCAGTAGTTCCACCAGTTGCTAATTGAATTGTATCTGCTGATGATTCTGTTATGTAAGTATTACCTCCACCATCAAGATATAATTTATGAGTTGCTCCGATTGCTATTGATGTTGTTGCTAATTCTAAAGAGAATGTAGTTCCATTATCGCCATCTTTAATTGGTACTAGAGTTGCACCATTACCACCACCATCTGTATCTGTATGAAGTAACTGCTCATAAGATGATGCTATTGATTGTCCTGTTAGTGTTGCCATTATTTAATCCTTTCCATGATTAATTATTCCTAGTCTACTTCTAGGGGTTATCTATTAGATTCCATTTTCTAGTTTCCTGATTCCATGATTGTAGCTGGTCCTCCCATTGTGGTGATTCACCAGTAAAATCTCCAACCAATCCAGACAAACTTGCTTGTGTTGAACCGACTGCTGTTGCAAAAGCTAATTTTAAAGCTGAATTAACTGATAGATTACTTGTTCCAGCAGTAGCATTCGCCCATGCTCTTAACATCGAACTAATCGAACCTGAATATCCAAGTTCTTCTAATCCGGCTCTTACGCAATGATTCCATGATTTGCCAGTTGCATCTATCCCAGCCATGTCTGCAAAAAACTCTTTTAATATTGTATTATTATTTAGTGCCATATCTTTTATTGACTAGGGGAGGATAACCCTCCCCATAGCCATTTTAATTAGGTTATTAAGTAACCTTGTGAGTTAATTCGATTCCATAAGAATCTGCTAACTCAACTGAACCACAGAAAAGAGAACCGACATAATCAGTCTTTAGACGAATTGCATCTCTCTCTACTTCTAATCTCATCAACTCATCAGCATAAGCAAATCCGATAGCCATCTTTGAGAAAACTGCTCCGATAGCATTATTAGATGATATGCTTACTTCAGGTGATGTATAGATGTCCATACCAGCAAGTGTACCAATGAACCCAGTTTTCAACATATCAGATTGAGAGGTTGGTGAACCACCAAACTGATTTGAAGTAACAAGGTCATTAGATAAACCATAAGTACCATAAACTGCACGAGGATTGTGAACCATGCTATATGGTGCTGGTGCGGCATTGGCTTGTAATGCACCTAGAGCAGAAAACAAGTCATCAACTGAAATACCATTTGAGGTATCATTTGATGTTCCACTAAAGTTTCCAAAATTACTTACGATTAATGAGTCTACTTTTGCCGCTATAGCATTACCAACTAATTGCCCAGCTACACTTGTAATATCGTTAGCATTAGAAAGTACAGCTTCATCATGGATAGGTACTCTAATTGAATACATATCAAGAGTAACTGTTTTCTTTTCAGAATCTAGTTGTGTTGCAGTAATTGCAGTTGTGTCATGCTCTGAATGACTACCTACATCGCCACTTGTTACTGTGTTTGAACCCAAGTTATAAACCGGGAATGTTACTGTATCTGCTTTATCTCTTTGCTCAACTGTTACGAGAGGTAAAGCCACATTTGCTTTTGAAAAATGAACCATTGCATCGGATAGAACCTCTTGCAATGACCCAGCAAAGTTTGAACTGTCTCCAGCCGCCATAATTAACTCCTATTGTTAAATATTTTATCCCATCTTTCTTGGCTTATATGACTAAAAGAGGAACGAATATTTGAAGGTGTTTTATCTCTACCAACTGATAAACTAAATCCATCTTCAAAAGAGACATCCTTGCCATCTAATTGATACTTCATTTGTCCTTCCCTAGTGTTTTGAGTTGTTACTCTGCCACCTGTAGGGTCTACAAAATCTGAACAATTATTAGCCTTTCTAGGCTTGGTTCTGCCTGAATGCAGTTCTAATTCTGTTGTAGATTCCTTCATCTATCTTTCCTTTTTGATAATCCCTAGCCGCATCCACTAGACTTTTGTATCCTTGTGTCTCTGCCGGGGAGTCATTACCTATTGATGGAACTGATTGTTTGTTTAATCGCTTTATATGACTTTCTAAAGCATTATTATCTAATGAGCCATATATCGCCTTATCTTCATCGCTTAATTGGTCTAGTAACGTATCTCTCTTGGTTTGTTCTGCAAGTTGATACGATTCTAATTGAGATTTCAATTCGGTGTTTGCTTGTTGCTGTTTTGTCAGGTCATCTCTGACCATATTCAAAGCAGATTCATATTCACCTTTTGACTCCATCTCTTTTAGCTTTCTATCTTCAGACTCTTTCAATACTTGTTGTTTTAAAGCATCAAATTCAGCCTTCATTGTATTTTTTTCATCAATAACTTCCTTAAAGCGAGAATAAGGTACATCATTGATGGGAGTTTCTTTAACCTCTTGCTCTTGAGTTTGCTCTTCTTTTACGTCTTGAGTTTGACTTTCGTTTTCCATTTTTACCTCTTGATTGAGTTTGTTATTTACCGATTTTGATGTTGATAGGTTTCTTTGTCGCTTCTTTAGCGTTCTTTCTTATAAACCTACTAACTTCACTTAAAATAAATCTTTCTATACCTTTTGATACTGGTCTAACATTACTTGTAATAGTTCTACCCATTTCAGCATTCCATTCAACTTTAGATGCATCAGCACCCGACCACCCTATTATGACATTATCTTTTGAAAATCCTCTTGTTTGCAAATTTTTCATCATGTCACCAGTTAATTGTAAATCCACTCTTTTTGAATATGATGATTGACCCCTAAATTTTCCATCTGCTTTTCTATTTGCATATTGAGTTGAATACGCTTTGAATTTTCTTCCCTCAACATCCTTACCACCTTTAGTAGTATGAACTCTAATCCTATCAGCAACCTCATCGCCTAATCCCTTCCAGAATTGTCTTGTAAATGTTGGGATATCTTTTAACTCTTTAGCCATTCTGTAAATTTCTTTCAAATAATTGTTGAGGTGTTAATGGTTGAGGTTTAGGAGGCAATCCCTTTGCTCTTCTTTCAAATACTTTATCTTCTTTAAACTTTCTTGCTTCTTTAGGGTCTGTTAGTTTTTTAGATACCGATGTTTCTCTTGCCCATCTATGTCTGCAATTAAATCCTCCTCCATCTGTGAAAGCACCGGGGAATATAGAATCAACCTCATCTCTTTTTAAACTTCCAGCAGACATCATCTCTAAACAAATATCTCTTGTCTTATCATCTATTGGTCCTTGATATACATATGTTGCATCTGGAGGGTCATTAACAGCCATCTCTGCTGTAACATTTCTTTCAAACGTGTTCAAAGCTGTATTAGCAAGACTACGAGCCTCATGCTCTTTGAATCCAACATTTAAAATACTTTGTGCAATCTCTCTTTCAGTCTTACCACCGATAACACCTTTAACAGCTTCATCAATTACTTGTTCGCCCATTGTACTTATTTGTGCTGTAAAGGTTCTCTCGTCTAATTTAATTAATGCTTTTAATGTTTCTTCTGTTACTTGCCCGGTTGATTGCATTGCACTTAATACACCTTCATAAGATGATATGTATTTATCTAATTCTTTTCTCAAACCAATTTCATTAAATATATATTCATCAACATCTAATGTAGAAATCAAAGATATAAACTCTTCCCTTGATAATGATTCTTTTAAATCAATCAAATCTTCAATCATTTGAGCCTGTGCTTTCTGCAAAGCATTTGAAAACTCTTGTGCTATTTTTTCTTTATCCACGTTGCAAAGCCGCCACTAATGGTGATTGAGGTTGTTCTGTTACTTCTTCAACCAACTGTTCTTCTTCTATCTCTTCTAACTTTATCTCTAATTCTTCATCAGTTATATCTGAATTAAAGAACTTGTATAAATCTTTTTTAGTCATCAAACCATTATCAAGCATGAACTGAAGTTTATCTTTCTCTTGATTCCATTCTAGTGGAACTTTGCTTTCTTCAAAATCAACAGCATATGATTCATCAAACACTCTTCCAACATGAACCTCAATCAATCTGCGGTCTACTTCATATCTCATTTCTTCAAACTCTTTGAACAATGGAATATCAGCCTCCCTTGCTTCTTCATTCTCTAAATTCATTATCTTCAATGCAATACCTGAAGGCGGAGTAGTGCCTTGTGAAAAATTGATACTTAAAGAATGGTTTTGTGCTGTAATCGTGAGGTATTCTTTAATTCCTTGTATCATAGCTGGTATATTGGAAGGGGGAGCAATATACGATAAGTTCGCACCTTCAGGTAATGATATTAGTCGGTCTATGCCAAATTTTATATTCGGTATCTCTGTATCAATTCCAGTCATAACTGGTGAGCCAGTTTGATACCTTATAGCTAACATAACTTCTGTAAATGCTATTGATGTATTGACTGCACATCTTACAACATCCGATGCTGAATAAGGGAACATTATTCTTGATATAGGATTAATGCCATATATATTTATCATGTCTGGATTACCTTCAACAGCTTTAATCTTATGGTCAGATGTGAATATAAAATGCAATCCTTGTTCACCATCTCTATCTTCTGAAAAGAAATAGAATTGTCTGTTACCTTGTGAATCCTTACCTATCTCATATGAATAACCGAATGGAAATGTCTCACCATCATAATAATATTCTTTTACATTTGGCAGTATATCGTACTCAATCCTGTTCTTTCTGTCATTCCATTTAGAGCGAACATGAATCATACCTAGAGTCCATGCTAGTTCTGATGCAGTCCTTAAAACAGAATCAAGATGGTAAGTGTACTCCATATACTCATCTGCCATCTCACCACCAATCAATCTTTTCGGAGGTGCTTTATATAGCATCATTCTTGCTTTTGCAAATCTAGGTAATATCCTTAAAAATGTTGTAGGAATCTGTGACAATGTATGACCGGGAAAGTATGGTTCAATATGTGAATCTATATTCCTGTTATAATAGAAATCTAAAGCAGTTTGCTTTTTAGCATACTCATCTTTGAGAACCATATCTTCAGCATTCCTAACTGAATCCATTACTGCCATCTTACCTAAATTTGGGATAGTTATTTTATCATGAAATTCCATATTACCACTCTACACTTATTGGAGTTCTGTTTATCAAAGAATGTTTATGTGCAATATAATATGAACAAGCATCTAAAAAGTGAGATAGTGATTCATCTCTTTTGTCGATTCTGCCATCATTAGTTCTTTGAGTTTGCTCCAAGTCTTTTATTAAGTTTACACATTTAGGGTCTATTGTCATCCTAACTTTTCCATTAGCATCCCTCAATATTCTATTTAAAGCATTTAATCTATCAATTACTGGAGGATTTGCCCTCTTTGATATAACCTGAAAGCCATGGTCTTTTAATATCATATGGTCCGAACGATTACTTGTTGTAGACCTAGCTGAACCAGTAGCATCTGGATATACAGGGATATGAGGTGCAATCTTCTTCATTGCTAAAGCCATCAATTCAGTATTTGAATTAGGGATTCTAATTTCATCAAACCAATGAACAACACCATTAGAATACTCTGTTCCAAGACAAGCTGAACCAAGTATATTGAAATCCATTCCCCAAAATAGATTGTCAGATAATTCTTTTGCTTTTTTAACATGAATAGACCTATCGAAATTATAAGCGGCTCGATTACCAGTTGTTTCAAAGGATGCTAGAAACTCTGTTTTAAATGCTCTTTCATCCATCATGTTTTTTGCTTTTTCTATCTCTTCTTTTGGAACGTAGCCACCATCAACTGTAGTATATTGCCAACTCTTCCACTCTTTATCCTTGCCTTGTCCTCTTAAATAAGCATCATACAAATGGTCATATCCATTAGGTGTTCCAATAAAGAAAGCCTCTCCATTTGTTGTTGTTAACATAGGATAGATGATTTCATCCCAAACGTGAGGCTTGATATAACTATACTCTTCCATTACCACCATATCTAACCCAGCACCTCGAAGGTTATTCTCTTGCTCTGCTCCACGAATTGCAATCTCTGATTCATTTGGAAGTTTAATTGTAAGTTCTGATTCATTAATCTGGCAATCATATTCTCTGAATAGCTGTCGCATTAATTTCCATGTAGTTGCTTTTCCTTGTCGATAGGTAGGAGTTATTATCCATCTCCTCTCGCCTGACTTGATTTCTTTTGATAGTAACCATATCAAAGATAGATGAGATTTGCCAAACCTTCTTCCAGCTACTAGCACTTTCCGAATTGCTTGATGCTCGATAATCTCTCTTCGCTTTGAATCTATTTTCCAATTAACCAAATACTCTTTTCATCAAACTTTTGGGAACTTTCTTACCAGCTTTATATAATCGTTGCATCCTAGCCAAGTCACTACCTCGTTGTGAACGTTTGCTCCCTTTAGTTCCAGAGAGGTATTTCTTTGGTACACTTTTAAATGTTTTATCTTTTGCAACTTTACGAATCTTCATCTTCTTCTTTTTCTTTCTACTCTAGCAAGGTCAGGGTCATGTTTAATTGCTTTCCTACCTTTAGCAATCTTAATAAAAGAATTTACTCTAGCACTTGCCCAACTCGATGGAGTTTGTCCCGGTCTTGTTCCTGAACCAACAGCCGCTCCCAAACCTCTGCGATATACTTTTATTAATGATGATGGTAATAGTTTATTTTTCTTTGCTAGTGCTGTCAATCTTTTCCTAGTTGCTGTTGTAACCTTTGCCATTAATCAATGCTTAAAATTTTAATAGGTTCTGTTTTATGTGATATCTCCCTAGTCTCTTTGGCTTTACCTTCACTTCTATCACTTAAATAAGTTACTGCACTCATTGAACCATTCATTGCCATACTTAAAACTCTTCGGACCATCTTTTCTTTTTTAGTTAAACCTGACTCATCCTCTTCATCCCAAACTCTATTAATGATATCGGCTAACGCTCCACGCCTTCCATTTGGGTTTCCAGATTGTCCTTTCTTCCACATAGTAGCTGGTTTATGACCTTTTTTAAACTGACCATTCAACCTTCTGTTTTCCTTCTGTTTACTCATAGTCTACTAATGCCATTACAAGAGCCTTGTTCAATTTATCAAGTAACTCTTTAACTTTTTCAGAGTCAATCTCATAAACATCAAACTCAAGTCTCCAGTTATGGGTAGTCTTGAGATTCTTAATGCCAACAAGTTCAACATTTAATGTAGTACCTTCTGTTTTCATAATTTAGTTGCCCGGACAACAAGTTCAATTCCTGTCTATCGCCCTTAAATTCCATCCTTTATCAGTCTTTTCTATGCGAGTGAGGCTTGAACACGCCTCTATATATACAAGGATTCCACTACAAAATCAGAGTTTTTTGTTTTATAAGTGATTAATTATATTGAAAATGTATATACTACAAAATTTTAAAGGATATACAAGGAATAAAAATAGGAAAGTGCATACTATATATATTCCTCTTTTAAAGGAAATGGACATATGGACATACTAAAAGGACATGGACATTGGATTTAACATATCATTATCTATCTCATATAAATCAGATTTAACTTTAATTGCTGTACCATCTCTTCTAACTCGTATTGAGCCTTTATTGTGGAATACTCTGCGATTTTTAAATTGTTCTTTTGTTACCCAGCCACATATCGTAAGTATTGAATCGGTTTTATTAATTGAACAGAATAGGTATATATCTGTATTGTAACCATCTTGAGCCGCTAGGAAGTTATTTGTATATCCTGTTTTGACCGGTCCTTTTCTTCCCATTGTTTTAACATCTACTCTTTTACCTTTGATATGTAAATCAACTCCACCATCAAAGCCATCTTTGCCACTTGTTAATGGTTGATTGTAATAATCACATACTACATTTTGTCCAAGTATTCCAGTATATTGTTCTTCCTTATTTCCATCTGCAAATCCTCTCTTCCCAAAGTTGTATTTATTAACTTCCTTCCAAGTGATTAATTTAATTGAATGCTTTATTGGAATATCAATCAAAGTTCAAAATCCATACCTAATAATTTATCCATCGCTCTGTCATAATAGGTTTCAACCGAATATGCTTTTATCCCAAAGTTATCAGCAATTTGTTGAAAATCTCTAATCCCTAAATCAAAGTATGCATCAAATACTTCATTTTCTCTTGTACTAAATTGACGTACTGACCTTCTACCTATAATAAATGCGATTAATTCTTTCTTTTTTAATTCTCTTTCTTGCCGCTGTCGTTCATACTCATCTTCTGATTTTCCGCATAATTCACAAGGTCTGGTATGTGGTAACTTCATTCTAATCCTTATATCTGTTAAATAGTTCATTAATTATTAAAAAAGTTATTCCGATAGCAAGTACCCAAAAGAATACTCCGATACCCAATATAAGTATATTTGCTACCCATTCAGCTATGTCAAACATTATCATATTACATCTCCCTTATTTTTAAAACTTTGCCTCACATCCACCAACATAACGCCAACCATGTCGATAGTTCTACAACACCTCCCCATTTGGTTCTTCGATAATTGCTTTGTCATCCCTTCTATACAAAAAAGGATTTTGTGAGGCAATCATTTAGGTACACTCCTGTAATTAGTCTGTACTAAATTTGAATTTTTCTTGGCTCTGATATATGGAGTTTTACAATTTCCACATCTTAACACCATAAATTTATTTGCAGTTGTGAAGTACACATTTGAAGTTTGTATTAGGTCAGGAGATGCACAATTAGGACAAACATCTTCATCAACTAGCACTCCTAGATTTGGATGGTTTTTAATATATGGTCTTACTTTTAAATACAACTGCTCTAGTCCTAATACATCATGCTTATTATAATCCATCATCTTATTTAATGCTTGTGGATTTCCTTCTTCACAATCTACCCATAATTGAAAATCTGTTTCTAACTTATTTGTCAGCTTGAAATATTTAGTGAGAAAATCTTGCTTATAGCTTGGTGCAAAAAACTCCCTCCTAAATACTTTTAAAGTATCAATAATCTTATATGGCGATGGTGGATTTAATCCCATTGAAATGAATCTCCAGTTTAACTTACGAAGGTCAAACCTTTCAACATTGTGACCAATAATAATTTCAGCTTCATCTATTAACTTCCAGATTGATTTTAAGACTCTTTCATCATCTCTTTCAAAAGCCTCTTCTGTACTTATAATATCACCTTGAACATTCTTATCAAATAACCATTTAGCCGCCCAGCTTATAATGTATTGATGTTTAGTGACTTGATGATGTTGAATGTATTGCTTATAAGTTCCCCAACCGACAAAGTGATATAATGATGTTTCAATGTCCATTAATAAGATTTTAGGTAAATCTGTATGGTCCTCTTGAAATCTTGCTCTAAATTGTTTTTTACATTCTTTGCAAATAAATCTTTGAGCAATCGGTTTGTTTTTAGTATATGAAAATCCCTTCTTTAACACTACTCCACTTCCGCAATGTGGACATATCATTTATCACCTCCGCATCTTTTACAGGTTTTTATTTCCTTTCCATAGCTAGGAAAATCTTGATAATACAAAATGACATCTTGATTAGAATTTCTTGAGTAATATTTATCAGGCTCCCAACAAGTATTGCATTTATCACAAAATTTGATTTCATCATCAGCTAATCTACCTTCATGGATGCCAATCCTCTCATCTCTTTTTTTCAATATGTGGCTTTTATCCGCCCATTCCCAAACTTCCATTATATACTCCAGTTCTTTGCGAGGTTAGCACCAAGGTCAAATAATCTTTCTTTAGTATCATCTATCTTTGGCTCAATATTACTTTTACTATTTTTAAGATGTTTATACTCCCAATCCCTTATATAATTATCTTCACCACATCCACAAATCAAATCATCAGATGATGGCTGACTACTTAATTCTTTAATACTCTCACAAGTTGGACAAATATATTTTTTCATTTGAACAACCTCAACATTTAATAACTTTTTATCTGGTTTTGATACTTGGTCATTGTACCTCTCTTGATTTAGCCAAGTAGTAGGATGAGGTATGTATTCAATCTCCTGACCACTCCAAATCGTTAGATGGTTTTTCAAGGAATCAATAATAAGTTGAGATTCATTTGATTTTATTGCTTTCTTAAAAGATGAAAATGCTTTTGGTTTACCAACTTTTCTAGGATATAATTTCCAAAATATTTCAAAATCTGATGTATATATATTATTCTTAACATTCTTTACATTATTGTTTAGTGTTCGCTTGTTGTTCACTTGAATGTTCGATTGTTGATAATCACTCCATTTAAGTATTGATATTATGCGACATACGTTGTTCGTTTGTTGTTCGATTTGCTTATCGTTTTCAAAAAGTTTTAGAATCCTTTGAATTTTACTTTCATTGATTTTTAATACCTTTGCCATAACCTTTCTACCAGTTATTAATTGACCTGAATTCAAAGTAACTTTTTTACTGCCAATCATTGCATCAAAACTTTTGTGAGTTGCATTTAATAATAAATACATCCATACAGCTAGATGGTCAGATGATTTCATCACTATTGGATTATCTAAAATCTTGCGATGTAATTTTATATAGCCATTATTCATTAAATAAAACCTTCATTTTGTCTGCAATTACTTCAATAACTTTAACAGTTACAGCATTCCCCATTTGTTTATATCTTTGTGTATCGCTCATTTCTACAAGTTTTCCATCAAGATTTCCATAAGCATTCCAATCATCTGTAAAACCTTGCAATCTACAAGTTTCTGTAGGAGTTAATCTTCTAATATTTGATTTTATTTCAACAGCTTGAGCATTACCAGTATCTATACAATAAGTGTTTCCATCATTTCTTGATAGTGGTCCTGTTCCACCTTGTTCTGGGTTACCACTTCTTGGATGTGTTGTATGTACTTTTACTTTTGATTTTGAAATCTTATATAAACCAGTTTTAGCACCTCTGCCGCCACCACTAGATTTTAATGTGCATGATATACCATCAATATCATAAACCTTACCAGAATCTCCCTCATTAATCTTTCCAATTTGTTTTAATTTGTTTTCTTTTTTACTGATAACATAGTTTGATTCTCTTCTACTTCCCTCCCCAGTAGTGATTGCTCCAGCAAATTTGGTTTTTGATTTTGACCGGGTACTTTTGTTGTTATGAATTTTATCATTTTTTCCGATAGGAAATATTTTTGATCCACCTCTGTCTCCAAGATATCCGACAAAGAATATTCTTTCTCTATTTTGTGGGATTCCGAAGTTGCGAGTATTAAGCATTTCGATTTCAATGGTATAATCAAGGTTGGTAAAAACTTCATAGATTCTAGCAAATGTGGCGTAATTGTCATGGCTATATAAGCCTTTAACATTTTCGAGTAGAAAATAGGGGATTGGGTTTCCTTTATCTCTGTAATAGGATAAAATCCTTGCGATTTCATAAAAAAGAGTACCTCTGGTATCGTTAATATCTCTTTTTCCGGCAATGCTGAAACTTTGGCATGGAAAGCCTCCACAAAGGACATCAATGTTATTTGGTAAATCTCTTTCTGGTCGAATAGTTGTAATGTCACCTAATTCCTCCGATTTTGGAAATCTATGTTTGTAAACTGCACTTGCATACTTATCTATTTCGCTAAACCCAACCCAATCAAACTGATATCCAGCTTGTTGAAATCCTTTATGAAATCCACCAACTCCACTAAATAAATCTAGCAATCGCATCTTCCAACATCAGTTTTAATTCATTGTAAAAATGGTCATTTAACATTTGTGATTTTTTTACAATCTCATTTCTTTTTTTAGTTAATAATCTAAATTTTTTCTCACCTAATCTTTCACGAATAAAATCTAAATGGTCCGCTGGATTACTACCTAGAAAGCGATGGCATCCATAACAGAGTGCCACCGCATTGTCAGGTTCAAAACGAACTGAATATCTACCTCTTCCATAATAATGAGAACAATGCAAAGCCATTCGCTTATTTGACTCATCCGGGTTGTAATACTTGCCACATCTTTGACAGGTCCATCCATCCCTAGTTCTTATATAGTCAGAGAAAACCCTATCGTATTTAGTTCGCTTAAGAGCCATTAGAATGGAAGTTCTACTTCTTCTTCTTCATTGGGCATACTACAAGCAATATCAAACATTATTGGCATTACTTCTTTAATAATGGTTGTTTTTTCGCTTGGTGTAGCATCCATATGAGCAACTAACCTTGTTGCATTATTAAAAGCCATTCCCCATTTTATTGCCATATCTTTATCATTGTTTCCACTAGATTGATTTGAATTATCTGATGATGGTTCTACATTGTAAACAGATTTATTACCTAAATCAACATGGCTTATCTTTACAGAATCACCTTTCTTAAATTTAGATAATTTCTCATGGAAGATGTCTGTTGCAAAGAATACTTTATCTACACCATTGTGTTTGACTCCATACATATACCATGCACCATTGGGGTTAGTTCCCACTTTTGGTTGGTCAAAAGATAAAGTGATTACTGCACTCTTACCCTTCTCTATCATCAACTTATCGTTCATATTATGCTCCTCATTATTAACTGAATTAAAACATTTATACACATTGCCCAGACTAATATCATACCATACTTTTGTATGTAATAAAATATAGTGCCTAGATACAATTCTATTTTATCTATCATTATACACTCCATTATTATAATCTTCTAAAAAATCATCTGTTATTACTTCTTGATTAAAAATATCTTCTACATGAATTATTTGAGGGAGAAGTGCTTTTGATAAACGGAGTAATTGTTCGCTAATGTCTGTTGCTAATTCATCTAAACTATCACCAGCACAACAGACCATTCGCATTGCCACCTCCCCCTCATATTGGATTTCTGCATGATACCTCATTGAATGAGGTACATATCTAGTCACAGATGTTTGGTTCTGGCGAATCTGTGATGGCATATTCTTTTTTAACATTTCTTAAATCCTCTAGTAGTTCTTTTGCATCTTGGTTCTTATCGTCATTGGCACAAATTTTAGTGAATGTATCTATCATCTCCAAGAGCAACCGATGCTCTCTTTTAGATACTATTATTTTTATCATATTTTCCATGATTAGCCTCCATTTCAATCATACAATCATTACAATAGATTATCTTATCTGATTCACAACTACCACATATCTTTTTAATTGGGTTAGCATCTTTTTTAATGCTATCATCTAAATTAGTTATCACATAACCAATTAAATCTTCTAGTTTGTGCGATAAAGCCTTTAATTCGCCTAATACGTCCTCTTTACCTAAATCATCGAGGTTGAGTTCAGTATGCTGATAAAAGCCTTGTAAATTGTGTAATACGTTTTTAAGAGCAATAGTTGATTGTGACTCCCAACTCATGCCACTAATTAGCATTCTAGTTTTTTTATCTTGCATTATTTAATCCCTTTTTTAAATTCCCAATTTGCTTTTAGTTTAACAGATTTTATGTACTGGTTCTTACTCCACTTTTCAGCCTCTTCAAATGTTTTGAAATACTCCATCTTATCACAGTTGTAATAGTAGTATTTATTCTCGCCCTGAATAACAGGCTGAATAGTTCCATATCCGATATAATCATAATCAATAGTCCCTATGTGTTGCTTATATTGGTCATAACAAGATTTAGCATAGAGTTTAAATTCTCCCATTGTCCCATTATTTTTATTCCACCTTTTTTCTTCACTCCACTCAATACTATTTACCCTACTTTTAATAAATTCTTTCTTCTCCATTACTTACTCTCCTTGTAAAAACTTATTTAGTTCTTGTTGATACTTTTTTGGAACTTTCCAAGCATTATTGTTAGAAAGTAATATTTTTCCTGAATTATCTTCTATGTGAGAGTAATCATTATCCCACTCGCCTAAACCTGAATCCCATCTCCATAACTTTATTTCTAAATCGCCAAACAACTCTTTTCCATTTTCATTACCTAAATTGACATTAGTAAACTTTTTTTCTTTTAAAAATGGATGATTAAAGTCTCCCCCCAATAACATTCCCAAACTTTCTTCAAAGATTGGGTCTGCATCATCATATCCTTCATAATAGTATAATATGCTCCATTCATATGCTCTTCTTTTATCCATTACTTACCTCCTTCATTCACAAGTTCAACATAAGCAATGTGGCTCTCAAGCAAAAAATCATAAGTTTCATTGCATAATTTTATTTCTTTGTTCAATTCATCATTTTCATGATAAGAAACAAAGGTCAATCTTTTAGCATTATTAAGCCTTCTTCTTTCTACCCTTACAAGTTCAATAAGTAAATCTCTTTGTTCTTTAGTCATTACTTACCTCCTTTTAAAAAGTTTTCAACATATTCTTTTTCTTCATCAGTTCTATTTTCAACATCTTTTACCTTCTCTGCCCATTCTACAGCATCCTCATATAAGGTATTAACATGATACCTTACATTCCACCATCTTGGTTTTTTCATTTCTGATAATTTATTTAACTGGTCACGATGCCAACTTCCAGCAATTATTCCATGTATAAAATATCCTTTATCATAAGCCTCACTTCCCCATTCCTTACATAATGTATAATTACCATTTGGATTACATAAATGAAATAATGCAGTATCTTTAGCAGTCATGCCCTTATCAGTTTTAGCAAATTCAAATACATAATCTACTCTTTTACCTTCTTTTTTTGCTTGTTTGTAATTCATTTGATTCTCATCCTTTTGTGATACAGAGGGAGCGAATTGGGATGAGACAATTTCGGCTAGACAGCCTGATGCTCCCTCTTTTGTATCAAAATGTATGTTATTTAATTGTCTCATCATTGCAATTATAATCATTTACTTAATCAGTTGCAAGTAAAAAAGGCGATATATTTCAATCGCCTTTCATAGACAGGAATTACGAGAGTTGTTCTCGCAGAGTGAAGGATGCTGAATATCTCTGAAATGCCACTTCTGCAAATTGAATGGGTGAGTCCAATCGCACATAATGAAATGGTCCAGTAGTACCATCCTCCGAATAGATGAATTTTTTAAAGTTTGTAACTTGTGCCTCAAATGATTGGAGATTGTCTTTAAATGTTTCTGATATGTTTGAAAATGACATTGATATAGTTGATTTAGGATTATGCAGTTTAGTGGCATATTCAACACCGCCTAAAGATGTTTGAATATCAACTCCATAATTTTCTTGTTCTGAAATACCGATATCTGGATTTATTTCAAATTCTAACTTACTACCAACAATCACTTCAGTTAGGTTTGCTACATTTCCAGATGTAGATGCTAGATGCCAATTTGTTGCTGATGCTGAACCAAACTCTCCAACAGTCCACCCAGCACTAAATGTAGCAGTCATATCTTTTATAGATGAATAACTATTTGCACTTGCCTCTCTATATAATGAGAGATTGTCAGATTCACTAGATGTAAAATAAACAGCTACAAAATCAAGTGCTGTAACTCCTGAAAAAGTTATTTTAACAGCATCACCACTACCATAATCTGATATAGAAGTTGCTATTGATTGGTCATTTAACCTCTCTTCATTTGTTGTGCTATCTGAATCACTAAAGCTAGAGCCACTAAAAGTTCCATCATTTAGAGTTGCATTTAATAAATCACCTGAATCATAATAGAATGTTTTTGCCATTTATATTTCCCTCGCAGTTATAGACATTGAACCAACACCTCTATCGGTTGATATGACCATCATTTGTAAATTGTTCCAAGTTGCTGAATTATGTCCCATTGGGGTTAGTGGATGCATATTGTTTTCATCGAACTCGATTATATCACCAACTTCAATACTTAAATAGTTACTATTACTAATTGAGCATGATACCATTACTTTCACATCACCAAAGATATTATTATAATAAGCCGCAAAACTATTGTTAGGATTTTCATCTCCAATATTACCATCGCTATCAGTATCACCTATTTTATTAACAAGCATATCTAAACTTACTTCTTCAATATTTTCTTTGTCTTTTAATCCCCATTTTTGACGTGGATTATTAGTTGAATCAATAGTTGTTTCAGTTTCTAAATATCTATTCTCTGCTGGATGTTTTTTATAACTAATATTTCTTTTTGTAATAATCTCTGAAAATGGAGTTATACTCACTTGAATGTTTGAAATATCATCTTTCGATAAAGTATGTTCTGTTGATGGTGAGTTAGGTATATGTATATATTCAGGAGTGCCATCTCTTTTATACCTATAAATAAAACAACCTTCAAAAGCCATCCTATCTAATACCTTTTTTAATGGTACTTCTTCCAATGTCCAGTAACGTATATCCCAATCTGTTCTGGCTGAATCTAATGCTCCCCAGCCATCAACTTGTGAATCGCTTGTTGGGTCTGTGATAGCAGTTCCATCTTTTTGTGTTAAACCAGCAAATCTCATTAACAAATCTAAATGAGCCTCTTGTATTTCATCACAAGCACCACTAGACCAAGAACGTGAAAGACCATCTGCACCTGAATACAAGTTTTTTACATTAAAATTCTTTTTATCTGCATTTGGGTCTACTTGCATTTGAGCCTGACACTCTACATCATACACCTTTCCAGAACCCTCTACAGTTGCCACATTTGAATCATTTGAGACTACATTTGTAACAATTTGAAATCTTATTTGTTCAGGTAAGTTATTATTTTCTGTATAAGAATCAATTACACTACTATATCCTAGAGTTGTGTTTCCTACATTAGTTTGAGTAAATACAGCCGCATTTCTTGAGTATGTTTGGTCCTTTAATTTAACAGTAGACAATGATGTGTTAATATTACCACCGCTTTTAGTTAATGTTACATTTCCATATACTTTCTGTTTAAAAGTATTACATCTTCCATCTAATTGTGGTATAGATAAAATTAACTCTCTATCATCTGTAAAAGTATCTGATAGACTTGGATGCCCTAATGCAATTTGTGCTTCACCACTTGTATCTGTTGAAAATGTGCTTGTGCTACCATCAAAAGCATTATCTGCATCTGTAAATTCGTTATCTACATCAAAAGCATCTGGTCTAAATTTAATTGCTCTTGTTAAAGTAGATGGAACTTTACTAGCAAATCCACCTTCATAAGCAATCGTATCCATAAAATAGCTTGTTGTGTATATAGGAATAAACTTATCCATATTTTTTTCATAATAAAAAACTTTTGCATCTGTAACTGTATTGGGATGAGGATGTAAAGTAATGCATGAACCTGAACCAAATTTATCTATAGGTACAGGAAATAAATCTTTATTAGTACATAAATCTGTAGATGAAATTGTTGATGTGGTCGTGCTATCATATGAACCATATGCAACCGGGAAGAGTCTATTTGTACCAGTTGTTCTTGTTTGTGGTATGCTTATAAAATCCCAAGGTCTATGACTTACCAAAGAAAGATTTAATTTGAATCCATCTGTTGATATATCAGTTAATCTAAAAGTTCCTATTTGAGTTGGTGTATCACTATTAATTTGAGAAAAAACTTTAACCTCTTGATTAATGTATTTATGAGTACCACCGAAAAACTCTTGAGAAACTGGAGAGCCTTCATATTCATAATCTGCAACAGATAAAGATATATTAGATGTTTTAGAGGTTGAATTTGATAGATTGATTGATTCTCTTATTTTAGGTCTACTTAAAATTGCAGATATATATTGAACTGAATTATAAGTTGTATCATCAATGGATATCGCAAGATAATTGTTCCAAAAAAGTTGAGCATTGTCACTATGTGTTGTTTTAGTAGTTCCTAATCGTCCTCTTTTTACAGATAAGGTATCACCATCAGTAATGCTATTAACTAAAATAACTTCATCACCTACTCTGAAATGGTCACCAGCATCAAACACAGCACTATCATCTACATCTATGCTAGTCGCAGTTGAACTTGTTATAGCACCTTTTAATAGATTAGGATTTCCATTTGATTGAGTGATTGCACTAAATCCACCATCCCCATTACCATTGCCCTTACCATTGTAAAATCCAAATTGAAATAACCAGTTTTCTTTTATACTACTCAAGCTAGATTCATCCTTTGTGCTTTTTCAATAGCTGGAATTATACTATCAACAACTGTTTCATCAACTAATGGAGCAGATATATTTAATGTTATTCCACCTTGCGGACCATTTATATTCTGTGATGATAATGGAGTGACTTGAACTCTCTCCCTACCACCGGGATTATCACCTACCATAATCATCTGTGGTCCAGAAGTAACAAAATCGCCACCAGTTGCAAATGATGATAAAGCATCATCAATTAATCCACTAACCAATGCACCACCACCAGCCGCAAGTGCTACATTAAGAGGAAAGGGAACATTTTTTAAAACACTTGCAATATAACCAGCTACAGCTTCCATTGTTTCTGCTCTCACAACTGATTTCATAGCATCTTTTGCTGACTTACCTGAAAGAGCCGCACTTTTGAGGTCTTGAATTAAAATTTCTTCTTTTTGTTTTTTTCTTTTACCTTCTAATAAAAAGCTATCATTTATCACTTGCTTTTCTATTTTTCCAAATTCAATAGCATTTGATGCTCTTTTTATATCTAAATTACTTTCACTTTCTTTAATAAATAATAACTCTCCAAATTTTTCAATTTGTTCATCAATAGCATTTACTCCAAAATCTAAAGTATCTTTTTGAATATTTCCTTGCTCTAAAGCTGAATCTGTAAACAAATCACTAACTAAAACAGCTTCTTTTGTTTTTTTAGTATTATCGCCAATTAATTTTGACCTTTGCTCTAATAAACTTTGCAACTGCTCTTCTCTTGAAATCATTTCTGGTCCAATAAAACTAGTAAGAGATTCTGTTGCTCCTGTAAAATCTTCTGCTAATACTTTAATTAACGGAGATAGTTTTTCACCTATAGCTTCAGCAAGGTCACCAGCAGAGTTCATAGCTTGGTCTAAAGCACCTGACATGGTTTTTGCTTGTTCCGATGCTTGTCCTTCAAATAACTCACCAAGAACTTCGACAGCTTTACCAGCTTTCATTTCTTCTGTTGTTAAATCTCTTAATTGAGGTACTAACTCACCTAACTCACCAGCAAGTCCAGAAAATGTTTTTGAGGTGTTTCTTACTGCTGACTCTAATGATATCCCAGTAGCGGCTGATAAGTCTAAAGCAACAGGAATAATTGTTTTAATTTGTTCTTCTGTAAATTTTAATGATGCTAAAAATGCTTGTTGTTCGATTATAGCTTCATCACCAGCAGTAGTAACTTTTTGTAAAGCACTTGCTTGATTTAATAATTCTGTAGATGTTCTGCCTAATGCAACTTCTAAAGCTTTCTCTGCTTGTTCTTGGATTCCAAATGCTTCAGTAGAAGATACAATAGCATTGATTAATCCTCTAGTTCCAAAGTAAGCCGCACCAGCACCGATAGCCGCTGTTCCTAAACTTTTAATCGACCTACCTAATCCACCTATCTCATCTTTGGATTTCTTTGCACCCTTTGTTCTTACATCTATATTAACTTTTTGTGTTGCCATTTTTATCTGCTTTATGTTTTAATGCTAATCCCATTTCACTTTTAACTATATTAAACATTGATAATTTATGAGCATCTGTTTCATCTAATGTAGTTCCAAGAGGGATATTATATTCAGTTACATAATGATATTCATTAATCATTTGGATATCTTCATCAATAATAATATTATCATAGTTTGCAAATAGTGGAACAAGATAGAATAATTGCTGACCAAGACTAAATTTATCAGATTCTTCAATGAGTAGTAATTCATCCCATATATCATTTATTGTGTTAAACTCTTTTTTCTTACGATTAATTGGGGATTGAGCAATGTAAGGGAGCATAAATTGCTGATGTGGCTTCCTTTGAAATACCCAATGCCAAACAGCATAACTCAATCCCCTTGTTCTTTTTTTGATTCTTCAGAAAGTTCAAGATAATCCATCATTGTTTTTGTTAGAATCTTTAACTGGGTATCATAATCATGCTCTTTTAATGCTGTCTCTGGGTCAGCAAAAGCAATATCTGATACACTACCTAAAAGAGAATTAAATTCTTTTTGGCTAACATTATCAATCCCATTCCTATAAACATCTGCAAACTCACCTTTTAACTCAAGTTTGTTTCTGTATTTAATATCTCGAACCATGATTTCAATACCATCTAAAACCACTTTCATTATTATGCTCCCTTTTTATTTTAACAACTGACTCCGATTAATGTGGCTGAACCACTACCCAATGCCTTAACCTCAACATCTAACATCATTGATGCACCTTCATTAAAAGATACATTTGTAATGATTGATTTAGGCATATTAAAACCAAAGTTTGCATCAGCCAAAGCCGCTTGATGATTACATAATGTTTGCCCTGTTGTTGCTCCTGAAACTTGAGTTGTATTGAATCTTTCAAACATATCTAAAAAGTTATTATCATACAAACATGAAAAAGATGCTGTCGCAGAGATTTCACCGCTCCTAGATGCTTGTTCATATCCAGTTGATGCAACTCCTGAAAAATTAATTGGGCTGTCAATAGTTAATGAAAATGATGATAAAACTGCATTAGCAACTCCAGCTATAATCCTATCATCTGCATCCCATGAACTCATAAAATAGTCATTGGCTGTAAATGCAGTATCAACCGCTATACTTGTTGCTGTTAATTCACCAGATGCTAACTTTGTTCCAGATTGAAATGTTGCACTAAATTTAACTCTTCCACCTTCAGTTCCAGCATCACCACTCAATGTTAAAGATGTCACAAAACAATCTTTGAAAGTTAAATCTGAATCAGTAGCGGCTGATTTCATCACCACCGATAAAACTTGATTTGATGTTGTTGTTGTTCCAGACCTATATGATGATGTAGCAATATTTGAGGCTATTTCATATGGTGCAGATGTATCTAATGTTAAATGTGCTAATAATAAATCAAGTCCTTCAGTTGTTGCTGTGCCACTTACCGAAAACTCTTTTACAGATGAAAAGTTATCTTGAAAGAAACTAGTATCTAGTAAAGTTCTTGAGCCACTTCTTACATCTAATGTTTGATTTATTCCTAAATTTGGTGAACCTATACTATCAACATCCAATGCGATATAAGCATTGCCACTAGCACCATTTATAGTACCATAAGCATCTTGTTCGGCAATTAGAAATTGAAATAGCTTTGGGTCGTATGCTGTTCCAGAGATAGCCATTTTTAATCCTTTGTTTTTATTTGTTTAACTAATTTACGAGCAAGAGGATGAATTTTATCAACCTTAACCTCTTTGCCTTCATTGATATCCTTTATCAATTCTTCATCATATCCAGATGCCATAAAACACCATCCACTATGCTCTGGTATCTGACAATCTTTTTTAATTTTAATTTTCATACTTCTAACCTTTGTACTGTTAATGTGATGTTTGCTCTAGCTTTTGTTTGGTCATCATCTCTTTCATATTCGATTGATTCACATACACCATTAAAATATTCATCTTCTGTAGATGATTGTGGTCCTGAAAAAATAATCTTAACTCTTTCAGCTATATTGGAAAGTTGTTTAAATACGTTTTCAGAGTATTGCCCTCCAGTAGTTATTTCATAAACCAACAATAATGTATATTGTCTAATAACAGTTGATGCAAACCTCTCAACAACATCATCATTTAATGGCTGTAAATAGAAAGATGAATTTCCTTTATTCTCATCAAATGACATAGGTACACCAGTTATTTCTTTTGTGATGACAGATGCAACCTTGTCAATCGCTTTGTGCATTTGATTTGTATAATCAATCATATTCTTTCTGCTCTAACCATTTTAACTGGAGTTGCTTGAGTTTCTATAATGCCAGAGCATTCAATCTCCCAAGAATCATTGGTATTCAGAACTCCATATGAAAACCTGACTTCAAGACCTCT